TCCATAGTGGATTCCTTATATCCATCATCAAGGTTAGTGCCAGATCCAAGCTATGAAAACATTAACTTTGAAGTTGAACAGCGGCTAATATATAGACTGCAAGATGAAGAATATATTCCATTAGCTGGTAAAAAAGTAAATGTTCGGGTTGATAATGGTATCGCTCTCGGAGTTGTTGGCGATAGATATAAGCTAACACCGTATACTGAACGCTGCGATCTATTGATTGATGCTTTCAATGAAAGCTCTAATGAAATCAATCTTGATGATTCAAGTACAGAATTTACAGTCTACGAAGAGGGACGAAAGATGAAGGCTAAAATATATTTACCCGGTGAGAAAATTGAACCAGCAGTAGGGGATATTTCAAGGTGTGAATATAGTTTGACCGACAGCACTGATGGAAGTTGGGCAGCTAATATCAACTGGTCCTTGTATCGATATTGGTGTGACAACGGATGTGATCATAAAGATCTTAAACTAACTTTCTACACTAAGCATACAAAACAACAGTCTACAGACGAGGCCTTTGCAAAACTAAAGGCTCGAATAATAAAAGGTGTAGAAGATTTCCGTAATCAGGAAACCTTGATGAAACAATTAATCAACACTAGATGTGATCATCAGGATGCAATGGGTATCTTTAAGCAGACACTCGCCGCATATCGAAATACCCAAGGTAAGATGTCGGCTTCCAAGATGGTGATATCAGCACTTGATCCTATGCTCCATGATAATATGCAAGCTCTAGGTAAGAATGGTTACGCTGTCTATAATACAGCAACTGAATGGGCTACACACATTGATAGGATGGTGTATCCATATGCAAAGCGAGGCTATCGCGGACAACCTCATAATGTCCGAAGAGACAGATCAAATAAAGTTGCGAAGATGTTAAACTCTAATCCTTGGAAGGAGCGTTTTGGCAATGGAAGCGTTACTTAACATACTGCTTCAGCTATTGCTTTCACCCTTTATGTAATCTTGACATCCAGTAATCATACCGATCCTGTCGAGACATTTGTGAAAGCTTGATCTGTTCAGATCGTTCTGCGCGGGAAGGTTTGACACCCTTAACTACCGATTGGTAATTAAGGTTTGTCCCCTTCCTCGCGTGGTCGATTATCTTGTCTATCTTTTTCATTCAAGATCTCCGTGAAAATATTGACAGGCATGACAACCAACGGCTCCTGTCTATCTTCGAGTAAAAATAACATATCATTTTCTGCCAAAAATCTTTTAATAGTGTTCCAAAAAACACCAGATGGTTTTCGACTTTTGACTTCGGCAACCATGCGACGTTTAATAATTCCATCAATAAGTATGTCACCAGAAAACTCACCGCCCAAAGCACCACTAAGAGGTACGCGAACAGCAGTAGCACCAGCATCACACAGTATTGTACAAATGCGGTTCTCACCACGATTACCTTTAAGTTTGTTCGGATGTGTCATTAGGTACAACTTTTATTACACAGTCTAATGCACTCGCCCACTTTAATAATGAGCCAGCATTTGGAATACGAACACCAGTCTCCCACTTGGCGACCAGTCCACATGCCATATCAATTATATCATCAACATCTCTCTGAGCTAATCCCAGATCTTCTCGACGCTTTTGTAATTGCTTGATGATACATACATTAAGGTGATTGGTATCATCCATCAGGTGTCAATCCCTGTTATTTTTTCAAACACGGTTCTGGCACTATGCTCGTTAGGATGAGACTTATGTTGTATCCATCTATAATAAGTCGATGAAGGTAAACCAGCAGCCAAACATGCCTCACGTAAATCCACTTCATGTTTTTCTGCTATGCTGATTAACTGGTCCAGGTAAGGATAAAATTTTGTCATGCACATAACATAGTGCATTACTGCATAAACTACCACACTTTTTATTAAGGAGGCAGGAATGCGTCCCGCCGCCTTTCTTCGAAAGGCCGAGGCGGCGGGGCGCAACCTGCCCCTTGACTTATAACTGCACAAATGCAACAATAGTATATTACAAAGGAGAATATTAAATGGTAGATAGCATAGATAAAATTATTAAGGATCAGCTTCAGGCAACCAGCATACAAACTAATGCTGCCCTGAGTGCTGAACGTGATCGAGTATCACGGCGATTAACGACCAACATCAACACCATCAATGAATATACCGAGCGTATCAAGGAGCATATTCAAACTTTAACAGGTGATGATTTCCATACCATCCTACATCACTGTGAAATGATCGAATCAAACACCCGAGAAGTTCTGGAATACCTTACCAGAAAATAGATTGGGGGGAACCAATCAGGTGTGTGATGGCATCTGCGGGTATTTCGGCCCGACGACTATTTGAGTCCCCCAAGGGGATCTACCTCTCAAAAGGTATCACCTCTATCCCTTAATACACTCAAATAGTTAACCATCACTATCTACACAAAAAGGAGAAAACCAATGAAGATGTATAGCAGCTTCACGCCTGAAGAAAATGAAGAAAGACGTAGGTATATTAATGCGTCAGAGGCCTATGAGATCATGGCTGGTAATTGGCTGGATCTTTACGAAGAAAAAATCGGCAATATCAATCGGGATCTCAGTGATATATTTCAGGTACAACTCGGTACTTATACTGAATCTTTTAATTTATTCTGGACATTAAAAGAACACCCCGAACTATTCGATGATGATACTCGCGCATGGGCAGAAGGATTATTACGAGATGAATATGATCAAATCTCCTATGTCCATAAGACCCATGACTTTATGAGAGCTACACCCGACTGTCTTGGCATAGTGGACGGACAGAAAGCCGTAATAGATTTTAAACACACACATGCAGGATCATATAAGGCAGATCAAACAGCAGAAGAAAGAGTTATCGATAGATATCAATGGCAAATACAACAGCAAATGATGTGTACCGGATACGAAAGAGGAGTCATTGTTCCCATATACGGTAACAATTACGGACATCCTATTATTCTTCACGCAAATTATGAGATGCAAGATCTCCTTCTTAACAAAGCTATAAAGTTCTGGGAGCATGTCACTCTTAAAATACCACCCGTTGATCCCGAACCTGTTGATGTCCCCACTCAAACGCATAACAACATGAGGGTTATTACAGAGAAAGACTTGAGTACATGGAACTGCGCCAACGAATGGGTCGATCTTTGCTATGAGTTTCCCAAATATCACAATGCCGACAAGAAGCTCAAAGAAATCAAATCAGATTTCAAAGCACTTATGCCTGACGATGTAAAAGAAATCACAGCTTACGGAATTTCAGCTAAAAGAAATCGTAAAGGAGCAGTGTCTTTCCATGTCACAGAAACTTAAAGAGGAATGGTGGACATTCCATAAAGAGAACCCCCATGTCTACGAACTGTTTGAAAACTTGGCCCTTAAAGCAATTAACAAAGGTCGCAAAAGGTTTTCATCTCGTACCATCGTTGAGCTTATACGCTGGCATTATGATATCCAAACAAATGACATGGATTTCAAGATCAACGATCATCATGTCCCGTATTATGCACGACTCTTTATGCACAAACATCCAAAGCATGAAGGATTCTTTGAAACAAGACAACTTAAAGGATAGGAGAAACTAATGGATAAACCAATTATAAGAAAGAATAGAGAACTGTGGGATACAGTAAGCACAACCAATCCCAAGTACACCAAGAAAGTAAAACTTGGGCGTGAGTTTACTGCCATAGATCCTTACTCACAGATACTTGAAGCCACCAATGCATTCGGACCAGTCGGACAAGGTTGGGGCTGGGAAGTTTCAAGAGTTGAATACACTCCCAATGATCAACTCGGTATACTTGTAAAGGTATGGCATGGAGATCGGAGCCAGACCTATGAACAATGGGGACAGGCTGGTTTATTTAGAGATAAAAATAAATCAAGCCCGGATACCGATTGTTTTAAAAAGGCTACTACTGATGGTATAACCAAATGCTTATCTTATCTTGGATTTAATGCAGATGTATTCCTTGGAAAATTCGATGATAATAAATATGTGCAAGAGATGAGGGATGAATACGCTACTGAAAATAGCAAACAGAATCCTGCAAAGTTAAGCTCTGAACGTAGTGGTATGCTATCAACATACATTCGTTCCTTTGAAGCTTGCACAGAACAATCTCATATTGAAAAGTTAATTGATGATAAATTCAAAAAGTTCATTGGAGATCTACGCGAAGAAAATTATCTCAACCAAGCTGCTGAACTAGAGAATGCCTATAACCTAGCAATAGGTCGGACCACTAAAACTAATGGAGAAAAATAATGAGACGAATTAAGAACGCGGTTGCTGCCAACGGTGAATACACTGATAAAGATGGGAATGTTAAAACCAGATGGATTCAATGTGGAGGTCTACTTGAAAAAGATAATGGCGACCTTGTATTGAAACTTGACTCTGTTCCCATTGGGAATACCTTTGAAGGCTGGATAAACTTCTTTGATATAGAAGATAGTAAAGCAATTAATGCTGGAAAGTCACAAGGTAATAGTCTCAAGGATGACAAGATACCATTCTAAAATAAAGTTTCGAGAAGCAGAGAATTTTAAACAGGCGAATAGTAGCGTCAGTAAATAGATAACCTGAATAGACTCTCTGCACTTAGGGTCTTGGCTTGCTCCCTAAGTTTTTTCATCTAAGGTTATCATCTATTATAATATAAAATTTGGTAGGCGTTCTTTATACAGTTGTACTGTCATAAGGAACGCCTATCATTACATTAAAACAGGAGATAAAATAATGAATGACATAAATATATTGTCTGTTGTCTGTGACTATTATGGTCTTAGCAAACAACAAATTCTTAGCCACCGTCGTAAAAAAAATCTAATTAAAGCTCGACATGCTTCCTACTGGTTATATGAAAACCTTACCGATTATAGTTACCCACGTATCGGTCGCATACATAAACGAGATCACACAACTATAATGCATGGTTGCAACCGTATTGATGAAGCGATTAAAAACCAGACAGAAGAAAGCAACATCATAAACAAAATATATAACCAGCTATCAAGCCACAACAAAGACCAGATGGAACTGGCTTTATAATATCTAATGTATTTTCTAATTATTTCTATCGGAGGTGCTATTGTTTCTTTGCTAACAATGGTAATCTTGATTAGCTGGATCTATTTTATAATACGAGAAAGACAATGATACCTGCTATGAATTGTCCTTGGTGTGGACAATTTAGTACACAATATCTACAGGTAAATGGACACTACCAATGTCCAGTATGCCGAAGATCTGTCATGGATTGCTGTGACGGTGAAACTAATAATCAAACAGGTGAATCTGTTAATCATTCTAATACTAATGATTAACTCAAAGAATGCAGAATATGCACAGGGAGGTATTCTGCAAAGATAGCTGGAGGAGGGTGTATCTCCTACCTCCTCCAGCTATCGACTCACAAACAAAACCCTCTCCGATTCACGCCGAGCTACAAGGCCCGGCAATATACGACCACCACCCCGCCGCCACTGCCAAAAGATAGACGCCGCGCCATCGTAATCACGGCGATTAACCCGCTGCCTAATCTGACTTCTCTGAAAATTCCCCGCCCCAATATTAAATACCAAAGACACAAGAGAACTAAACTGATTCTCATTCAAAGGCACCCTTACTAAACGGGATACCATACCCTCCATATGACCAAGGTCGCGCCTCAACAACTCATCCGCCTCACTCTCAGTAATAGTTGTCGAAGGTGGAACAGGCTCCCCCCCAAAAAAACGAATGGCCCCATAACCAACTGTCCATACATTTGCAGGACAAAGATAGGATGTTGTCCTTAACCCCTCATAATGCTTGATGAGGTCAACACCAGCATCGTTAGTCTTCACCGTTTTATGGACCTGGAACCGAACCAGAAAGCAAGAATACTCGCCCAGATCGCCATGATCTCATCATCAAATATTAATTGCACAGCATCCGCTGCATTAATTCCAGAATCAATTAATATAAGATAGGCAGTTATCTCTGCTGTCATAAACAAACCCATAAATAAATAAGTAATGACAGGTCTGACCGAAGACCGAAGGCCATCTATAAATTTGCCTCCAGACATACGCGCATCATGTTCATGTAAAGATTCAATCTCTCTTATGTTAGCTTCTATAGCTGTTTGATCTAATTTTATTTCAGCCTGTCTTTCCATAACAGCAAGCTCATGCTTCTTATCAGCACGATCCTGAAAATAATCTAGAATCTTGGGAGCAAACGATGCCCCGAATCCTACTACACTACCAATTAAACTAAGCATCACCTATTACTCCTGTTCCTAAACTACCACCCAAGGTAGCATACCCACAGATATCCCTAAAATTATCTATACTAAAACGTCCCGTAGTACATCTCGATACCTTTAGCAAAATCATTAAGGTGGCCACATCAACACTCGTTAACTCAATCTCATAGTCACCAGTATTATACTTATTATTGATATAAGTATTCCAGTAAGACGCAATCAATTCAAAATTTTTCTCGGGATCTCCATACTGATCCTGCCGATCATTTGATACAATGTTACTAGCCTGTTCCGCGATCTCATGCGCTTCCATTATTTCTCCTGAATTTAAGATAATTAGCTCCAGCCTTTAAACTAGAAAAGGATTGCAATCTTTCTGTGGGTTCTTCAGCACGAGGATCAATAACAAACATAATAGAAGCACCATGTTTACGATTATAAAACCCATGATGAACAGCATATTCATCCAGCCATTTATATCCTCTTGCCCTTGCCATTGTAACTATACGACCATCTTCTAGTTCCTCTTGGCTAATCGCCCAATTATGATGATGACCAGCAATATAAAGATCAGCATTTTCATTCCATAAAGCCGCTCGTTTCTGTCCGTGCAAGGGATTATAGATACTTGTACCCTTGTGGTTATGAGCCGCATCGACTTTTATTTCACAACCATTAGGAAAAACCAGCGAAAACTTTGCCCTCCAATCTACCATTGGTAATTCTTTAGCATTAATTGCTTTAAGATAAGTCGAGAACTCCCCTGCCATAGTATCGTGATTCCCCATCAACCAAAGTACCCAAGGTATCCCGGCATCCTGAAGGAACCACCTAGCAAGTCGTCTCTCTGTTTGACGTGAAACATCATTATCCGCATACAAGCGGACAAGATTACCATACGCCCAGTTATCTGCTGTATCCCCTATATTGACAGCATAGACACCCGGCGTATTTGCCATAATACTAACATCAGCACGTAGTAATTCTATATTACATCCATTAGAACCAAGATGAGGATCACCGACAACGACCAGACCAATAGGATCATCGGTCTTCATTGTTAATTTAAACCAGTTTAATGCTTCATCATGTTTAAGGCGTTGCTTAAAACGCCGCTCCATATGATCAAGTATTTCTTCGGCATCAATGTCATCATCAGGAAAGACAGGAAACTGATAGTCATCCTGATCATCATTATCTTCGTATTTTTTTTTAGCCCCTGACAGCCGATGACGGAACGTAGTTCTTGGAACACCTAATGACTTGGCTGCTTTTCTTATATTCTCTCCACATGCTTTCCATTGCTCATAGGCTTCCATTTCTAGGGCGCTTAACTTTTTCATGTTAATACTATTTATCTAGACCCGGATGCTTGGAATTATGAATATGCATCAGGTGATCTACCATCTGGCGAAGCACTTTTAATTCTGCCTGAATCGTGGCAAGCTCCCGGTTCCTAGCCTCCAAGGCCTCCACTGAATTGATGTCTTTCAAGACCGAGATCTGAGAGGTGAAAACCGCCCTCTGACTTTCAGCGTCATCAAGACGAGCATCAAATTTAGATTTAAACTCATCTACATTTTTGTGAAATAATTCAAGATCTTCCATCACTCTTTGAAGATTTGACTTTACGACAGCGTAGCCACCAGCAATCGTTGCGATAAGCATTAAGCCTTGAATGGCATGACTAGCAGTTAGTTCCATCACCAGCCCTTGACCCACCTATACAGGGTGGGCTTCCAACTGATATGGCCATTCCAGTCAGGTGTTTCAAACCATCGCCAGAGTCTGCGATCAGCGTATGTTGACATCCACATCTGTCGTAGCCGCCCACCAGATAAACCATATCATTGCGCCAGCAAACAAAATCACTGTTGCTGCCTTCAAAATCTCCGTCATTATTTTTTTAAATAACGCTTTATTCTCTTCTGCCCGTTGCCTTGCTGCCTCAACTCTCTGCTTATGCAACGCCTTCTTTTTCTTAATTCTATTATCTCTCTCCTGAAGAATTGTTGACCAGGTGCCAATACCCCACTTAGAATCTACTTCCTTTTTTAACGCCGCCATATTGAGATCAAGTTGTTTTTGTTCAAGAACATCTGCGGCAACTGTACCCATAGATGTATCATCGTCAAAATCCTGATCACCACTACGAATCCCAATGA